CCCACTATGGCGACAAACAGATGAGGCACGTAATACTGCTGCTGATTTTGCTAACACCATACTTAAGTCGTTTGGATTCATGGGCTAATGGCACAGACAGCAGCGCAAAAAAAAGCAGCAGCAACCTTAAAGCAAGCACAAGCATTACTTGCTAAGCAAAAGAAATCTTTAGCCAGCCTTGAGGCTGAGCAAGCACTATTAACTCCTACACCTGCACGTGTTGATACAACAACACTACAAGGTATTATGGCAGCGTCTGCTCGTCCTACGCAACAAGAAATTGCAGACGATGAATACTCTAGAAAAAAAGTAGGAACAACTGGTAAGACTCAAGCACAGTTAGATGCAGCAGCAGGTGCTGCTGATGTAGTTAAAAGTATTAATGAAAACTATAGTAGTCTAGGTATTACATCTAAGATTGACCCTAAGACTGGTAGAGTTATTACTACTCAAGGTGACAAAGTATTAACTCTTAATCCACCTGGTAGTCCATTTGCACCCGCTGCTCCCGTAGAAGATAAGCCAGAAAAAAAAGAAATTAGCGATGCAACGCGTGATGCGTTTGCAATGCTTACAGATTTGTTTAGGTCTTATGGACTTGAAGAACTTGCAGGTGAAATTGCAGACTATATGAAGCAAGGTCTTACATCAGCCGAAGCGTTAATTAAACTAAAGACTAATCCTGCTGGTGCATATGCAACTCGTTTTGCTGGTAACTTTGAACGTGTTAAGAAGGGCTTGAATGTCCTATCTGAGGCTGAGTACATTAATCTTGAAAGTTCCTACGCCCAAACACTTAAAGCCTATGGCTTAGGCAGCATGGTAAGTAGTAATCGTAAAGATAACTATAAGAAGTTTGCCGAGTTTATTGCTGCAGATATTTCTGCCGTTGAGTTTAAGGACCGTATTGACCTAGCAGTAACTAGAGTTAAAAACGCTGACCCATTTACTCGTAATACTCTTAAATCTTTTTACAACATTAACGATACTGATTTAGTTTCTTACTTTTTAAATCCTACAGAAAATCTACCTAAGTTACAGCAGAAGGTAACTGCTGCTGAAATTGGTGGCTCTGCTGTAGCACAAGGCTTAACAACATCTCTTACATCAGCGCTATCACTTGCTGAATTTGGTGTTGACAAAACTGAAGCACAGGCTGGATACCGCTACATTGCACAGGCTTTGCCACGCGGTTCTTTCCTTAGTGAGATATCTTCTCAAGGTGGTCCTGCTTATACGCAAGGTTTTGCTGAAGATGTAGTACTGCGTAAAAGCGGTAAAGCATTAACACAGCAAGAAAGATTAATTGAAGAAGAGGCTTCTCGCTTTAAAGGTTCTTCTGGTATAGCAGATAGCAAGAGCCTAGCGTCGCAAAATCGCGGCGCATTTTAAATTCCTGACATGGACCTATCGGCCCCATGCAGCGTATTAGACCGATAGTAGGAGCCAGCCAGTTTCCCCGAACTGAACTGTGGCCTGCGAACTAACAACGAATAGAAGGGTGGGTTGCTATGAGCAACAACTACTGGGATGAAGAAGATGACGACCTAGATACAGAAACAGAAGCACCATTGGATGGTAGTGACTTACTTAAAAAGTTACGCAAAGCCAAGCGTGCAGATGAAAAACGTATTAAGGAACTTACTGAGCAACTTGAGACATTCTCCAAGGCGCAGCGTGAGGCGACACTTAAGGAAGTCCTAGAAAAGAAGGGCGTAAATACCAAAGCAGCACGGCTAATCCTAAAGGATATATCCGAAGTTAATGAAGAGTCAATTAATAATTGGCTATCTGACAACGGAGATTTAATTGGGTATCAGCCTAAGTCTAATAATGACGATACTAATCTTGCAGCATTACGCCAGCAAGATATTGTGACGCAGCAGGGTATTTCGCCAGATAAAGCAAATGATATGAACGCTCGTCTAAATGGCAATTTTGAGAGCGCTGAAGATTTTATTGCTTTTCTTCAATCACAACAATAATATCCGTTCATAGTCAAGGAGACTAAAAAACATGGCAAACGCATATACAGATACCTCGAGCGGTTCGTTCGGCGGTACAGTAGGCGGCGCTGGTCTCGTACAAAAGGCGTATGACCGCCTTCTCGAGTTCGCTCTCCGTTCAGAACCCCTAATTCGTTCTGTCGCAGATAAGCGCCCCGCACGTCAATCAATTCCAGGTTCAACAGTAGTTCTACAGAAGTACGTTGACCTAGATACAGTAACAGGAACACTGACAGAGACAGTTGACCCAGATGCAGTAGCACTGACAACTCCTACCTCTATTACAGTAACACTTAATGAGTACGGTAACGCAGTTCTAGTAACTCGCGCATTGGAACTCTTTTCACTTGCAGATGTAGACCCAGCAATTGCTAACATCATTGCATACAACCTAGCCGATTCTATCGACACAGTTGCAATGACAACTCTACGCTCAGGTACAAACAACATTTTCGCAGGCAATGCAACAGCAGTTGCTAACGTTGACGCAGCAGACACACTAGACTCAGCAGACATTCGTCGCGCTGTAGCAAAGTTGCGTGCTAACAAGGCTAAGGGCCGTCGCGGAAATGCATACTGGGTAGGTATTCACCCAGAAGTTTCACACGACCTTCGTGCTGAGACAGGCGACCTAGGATGGCGCTACCCACAGTCACAGTCTGCTTCAGAAGCAAGCAAGATTTGGGCTGGAGAAATTGGTGAGTACGAAGGCGCGTTCTTCGTTGAGTCATCACGTCTATACAATGCTAAGACAGGTGCAGACCAGTCAGCACTAGCAACAACAGCAGTAACAGTAGCAGGAACATCAGCAGGATTTACATTCGGCGTTGCTTCATCTGCAGTTATTGCAACACGTGCTGAAGTTGGTGACAAGATTGCAGGAACAGGTATCGCTTCAGGTGCAAAGATTACTGCTATCACCACATCAGGTTCAACAACTACATTTACTGTAGACACAGCAAACACAGCAGCAGTAACAGTTTCAACAACTGTAACTGTAACTCCAGTAACACGTGTATTTAACACAATCGCATGTGGTTCACAAGCAATGGCAGAAGCCGTAGCAGAAGAACCACACGTAGTTATTGGTAACGTAACTGATAAGTTGATGCGTTTCCGCCCAATGGGTTGGTACGGCGTACTTGGCTTTGCAGTCTACCGTGATGAGGCTCTATATCGAATCACATCTGGTTCATCAATCGCTGCTCTCTAGTAGTTAATTGACTGTAGGGCTGGGGCAACCCAGCCTTATGGTGAGTCCACTAAAGGAGGATGAATGTCTAACTGGTTATTTAAAACACCAACAGTTGAAGAAGGTCCTGCTGGCATGCATAGACTGTTTGAGTTTTATAAGTTGGACCGTGGTATATCTATTGTATTAAATACTAATGGACAGTACCAGCAAATTCGTTATCCACTTGATTCTGATTTACCAGACTATCCAGTTGTTTATCGTGGTGGATATAACTACACAGTAGACGATACTACTAAGGCAGCACTTATTGCTGGTGGTGTAGGAGTGACGGAAGCAAACTTTACTGAACTATGAGTCTACATCAGATACAAACACATCCTGAATATGTAGAGGGTTGTTTTGGATGCAAAGTTATGACCCTTGAACTAGGTACAGGTGATGCTGACTCTCGTCGTCAAAGGCCACAAAAAGCATTTAACCAAGAACTAAGTGCTTACAATGAGGCCAGAGCACAGGGTATACAACCTGGCGGTACATCAATGCAAAAGATTCGTGAAGCCGAAAAGGCTTCCGAAGTATTAGGCAAGCCATACAACTCGAACACAATGCCTGATGCAAACAAAGTAAACAAATCAACCGTAGCGGTAATGAAAGAGATAGGACAAATATAATGCCAATGGTCGGAAATCAAGAGTTCCCATATACACCAGCAGGTAAGAAGGCTGCCAAAAAGGCTGCTAAGAAGATGGTTGCTAAAAAGACTATGAAGAAGATGGCTATGAAAAAGATGGGCAAGAAGAAGTAAATGCCTAAGATGACTAAGCAGGATGCGGCAATGTTAAAGATATTGCAAGATAGATACGGCACAAAGGTTTATCCAAGTGCACCTAAGGCTACATCACCAGATATGGCACGTAGTCAAAACGCAGCAAAGTTAGCAAAGAAGGCGAAGAAGAAGTAATGGCTAAGTCTCCAGCATGGACGCGTAAAGAAGGCAAGAATCCTAAAGGAGGACTTAACGCAAAAGGTCGCGCATCCTATAAGGGTGGCACTCTTAAGGCTCCTGTTAAATCTGGAGACAATCCACGCAGGGCATCCTTCCTAGCGCGGATGGGTGGGATGCCAGGTCCAGAGCGCAAGCCTGATGGCTCGCCTACTCGTCTACTTCTATCACTGCAAGCATGGGGTGCTTCTTCAAAGTCAGATGCAAAGGCTAAGGCTGCTGCTATCTCTAAGAGAAACAAGGCTAAGAAGTGAAAAAGAAATCAACAGTTAACGCTGCTGGTAACTACACAAAGCCAGGTATGCGTGCTGCATTGTTTAAGAAAATTAAGGCTGGCTCTAGAGGTGGAGACCCTGGCGAGTGGTCTGCCCGTAAAGCACAGTTGCTTGCTAGTGAATATAAGAAGGCAGGCGGGGGTTACAGGTAATGGCCCTTGCTAAATCTCAAAAGTCTCTTAAGAAGTGGACTGCACAAAAGTGGAAAACTTCTGATGGCAAGCCATCTAAAGGCAAGAAAAGATATTTACCAGCAGCAGCATGGGCTGCATTAAGCCCTGCTGAAAAAGCAGCAACTAATAAAGCAAAGGCTGCTGGCAATGCAAAAGGTAAACAGTTTGTAAAACAACCAAAGTCAATAGCAAAGAAGGCTGCGAGGTTTAGATAATGGCAACAGGAGTAGCAGGTAGCACATTTGCTGACGAGTTAAATCGTCTTGCAAATGATGGAACATATCCAACACCAGATGCATATCAGTCCGAACAAGGTGCAGCAAACAACTATGCTGAGACTAGTGGCTTAGGTATTATTGCTGCTCTAAATATTAAGGCTGACGCAAATCGTCAACCTAATGAATACAAGATGCTTAACGCTATCTGTAATGAATTAGCAGGAACTACTGGACTATCAGCCATTGTTGCATTAAGGAGCATAGACCTGTGACAACAACATTGACACAGATGATTGATGAAGTGCTCTC